TCATTCTGTCCTCTTAGTACGAACTTGTAAATGTTGACTGCTTCTGGAAGTCAATAATCATGCTACAGTTTGCTGATGTACAAGTAACTACAACGTTAGCAGCAGGGTCTAACTGAATAGCAGCTCCACTACCAGCAAAATCCTGATAATCAGAAGCATTGGTAATGAGGATAGTGTTTGACCCACGTGCTAGTTTCCAGTATCCGCCATCAAGTCCAGTCCAGATCTGATTAATAGTTAATCCAGTAACTGTCTCACTAGCATTTGTATTTGCAGCAGACACTTGGATGTTGTCGTTAGCTGTGCAAAGCACAACATATTTACCACCTAATTGATTTGATAATATTCTAGCCATTCTGCACCTCTAAATGATCTAAAAATTCTAGTAACTCATCAGGATTATTTTCCACGATGTCTTCTAGAATAGCTTTATTGTCGTCTGTAAGTGAACTGTAAATAATATTAAGCAGTTCAACATCCTCATCGTCAAAGCCTTCTGCGACTTTTTTAGCACTTGCTGTAGCAATCGCCATCTTCTTGCTCATTGGCATATTAGGATTCTCACGCTTGATAGCCTTTGCAATTTGCTCACGCTTTTTTGTTTCAGCTGGAGTTAAATGCTTTTCATCTAAGGTGTCTTCCTTAAGATGTTTGATCTTAGCACCCATTTCAGAGGCATCATCAAGTTGGGTATCCGATAGATGCTCACCCACTTTAATACCATCTTCTAAATGGCTTCCAACTGCATGCACTTTGTATTTTGTTTTACCATTTACTTTTACTGGTTTAACATGAAGAGCCATAGAGTGAACTGACTCATATACGGACTCATCCTTATTAGGATTATATCCATGCTTAGTCTTTTCTCTGTCAATTGGTTTAATGTTGGTTGCATTGAAGACAGCATCATCTTCCGATGGTTGATCTAGCTTGCTTCTAGCAACAACATGCTTATCTTTGAAACGCTTCTCATCCTTGGATCTAGGAGCGTATACTTCTAAAATGTCCTTAAGCGTCTTGGCCATCGTCTTCCTCTTCTTGGTGTTGATCGCTGTCGTCATATTCCTCTGCATCAGCTTCTTGCTGACCAAAGAAGTTCTGAGCTACCTCGACCTTCTTTTGTTGGATGGCATCATACATCCTACCCATCATTAACTCATTAAATACGTCCTGCACTTTGGCAGGCTGACCGTCATAAGAATATCTTACTAGATCGCTCAATTCATATTGTGGTGTATCGACTTCCATCATATCTCCTGTATTTATTGTTGCGGTTGCTCAGGTGCTGGTGGGTAGAGCACTTGATTTTTATACTCTCCAACAATTCCACCATCCTGCTCATTTATATCTTCCATAGATTGCTTGAATATATTCTTTCTAACCCAAGCATGAGAATAGTATTTACCAATGTACGGAGCAAGGCCATTAGCAGCATTAACTCTTGACATATACATCTCAGTATCTTTTAGTTCTTGATAGTATTCATCACTAGCAAAATCAAAATTAATTGACTGAGATAATACCTTCCAGTCTTCTGTAGTAACAACACCTTTGAGTACAAGTTGTTTTTCAAGACACTTAAGAAAGATAGCAGAGAACCGGTTTCTCAGTCTATTAATAAACTTACTAAACTTTACTTCATCTCGAGTTATCTCAGTGGCTTTGCCAATTGAATAAATCTGGTCTGTCTGCAACCTTGTAACTGGAACATTGAGAGATTGAAATAGTTTCTTTTGAAAGTATTCAACATCTTCCATCTTACCAAGGTTTTCACCAGCTGGTAGAGTTGTAATCTCTGTCCCTTTACCACCTTCACGACGAGGAAGCCAATAATCTTCCATCATTGTCATGAATTTTCTATCATCTCTCACTTCACCGGTTGATGCGTCGTAAACTAGCCTGTTTTTGTGACGGACCATCATATCTCGAAGATACTGTTCGGCTTTCATCTTCGGTAGATTGCCAACGTCAATATAAAATATTCTTCTTTCAGGTGCTCTTGAGATTCTGTAAATTACAGTTGCATCTTCAAGTACTCTTAACTGGTTGAGTGGCTTGATTGCTTTATGCAAATAAGAAAGGACCATTGTTCCATTTGTATCCATTAAACCAGACACACAATGAACAATTGAGTCCTTTGCAATTTTTACACCACTTGCAGAATAAGCTGCGTGACCACTACCAATACCCTGAGCATTATATCCTTTCTCATTGTACATGAAGTATTCTTTTTGATTCTGAATAATCATTGCACTTGATTTAGGATCACGTTTTTTCTTCTGCTCACGGACCTTTCTAATCTTTCGTGGATCAATATTTCTGATCTCTTTGATACCAAGCCTTGGATCGTTATCATCAATGATTACATGGTAATAAAGTCTACCATCAACATACCACTTTCTAAAAATCTCATATGCCTGGTTCTCAAAATTCAAAAGGCTTTTAATATTCTCAAATTCGGTTGCTATAATCTGTTTGATGTTATCCGGATACTGAAGTTTATCTAGATTAATTTGAACAATCTGATCTTTAATCTCAGAAACAATACACTCATTAACAATCTCGTCTACGGCACGCTCAACATCAGCTACAATAGACATATCCCTATATCTAGTAACAAGCTCTGCCTCAGTTCTAGCAGTACCTTCTAGATCTACAAACGTACCGTAAGATCCACCAGCAGCAACTGTTACAGCTCCATCATCGTTAACTGGAGGTGCAAATGATGCTGGTTCTTCTTCAGGTACGCGTTTTTTAAACTCAAATCCAAACAAACTGGCCATATTATCCTCTTGTTAGAAGAGGGGCCTTTCAGCCCCTCTCATTTCATTCCCAGTAGTCGTAAGACCATGTAATACTAAATTCTTCAATTGCATCAGCAGAGGCCCAGTCAAGAGCGATCTCACTGATTGCTGTAGGAAAGCATCCTACTAGCTTAACAAGTTTCAATGGAGCTGGACCTTTCTTAGAGTATTGGGTCACTGTTAAATCAACCTTATACTCGTTAGGGAAAGCTCTGAAGTTTGTTGTTCTTTGGTTGATAATATCAATCCATTGTTCAACGGCGTTACGAACAATAAAACCCTCATCATTCATAACAGTAGTCGACCAATCACCATACTGTCTTTCACCAGCAATCTTAATATTTCTACCACCGTAAGGGATAGAGATCTGACCAACTTGAGAAGCAGGTAAGCTGGCAGAACGAACTAAGAACGGGCTGAAAGGGATCAGTGGAGTTACTCCAGGTGGAGTAGAAATAAACACCTGGAATAGAGCTGGTCTTGCAAAATCGGTAGTGCTTACTAGCGATTTAAAGGAATTAATACTGAAAGCCATTTACTATTCTCCTTAATTAAAACTTACCGACAATTTCATCAAACGCAACACCTGTTCTTACTGCAACAAAGTTGAGCTGAATGAAGTTGATCGATTTGGCTGGCTTAACGTATATATCTCCTACAAATTCATTCCTGTCAACTACTTCGCCAGTATTATTTGAGGCATCACACACGACTCTGTAATCGTAGATACCTCTACGACCTTGAACGTCCCTAAGGAATGGCTCGACTAGTGCAACAAACTGTGCTCTAGTAAATTCATCGTTAAACTCAAATAGAGAGAACTTGGCAGCAGTTGCAATTGCTTTTTCTAGGACGATAAACAGTCTACGAACGTTGATACGATCAAACGCACTTGGTTTAGCTAGAGCTGTCTTATCACCGAACAGAACTGTACCTTGACCTGGGAATGTGGCAACTGGGTTGACTCCATTCTTGTATAATAAGTCGCGATCTGCCTTATCTGGATTGTAGGCTAGTTTAACAACGTTCTTGATCTGACCTCTGTTAAAACCAGCAGGAGAGAACCATGGATCTCTTGTAGAATCTGTACGTACGCATAGACCAGCAATGTCACCATTTAGTGGAACATAGCGGAATAGGTCGTTGTATTTGTCGTATTGATACTTGTATCCGGAATCAATTACCAGGTACGAAGACGAACGACATGAATTTCTAAAGTCTACAGTATCCTGAGCTTCATCTTGAGAAGAGTTATTAACAACGTCTGCTTTATCTGGGGAAGCAAGTACGATACAATCTTTACGCACTTCAGCAATGTTATCTACTAGATAGTTTGCTTTTTGTTCACCATGTACACCACCTTTGGATTTACCAGTAAGCAGTAAAGAGATATCAACATCTTCAGGTGATGCGAATAAATCATAGGCAGCTAATGTGTTGTTGAGTGGATTGTCATTCTCATCATCTCCATCTTGACCAAGAACAAATGATAGTGATAGAGGAGTAGTATCCACAGAAGCAATATTTAATGCTGTGTTTGCAGGAGCAGACGATCTGTGATTTGCAAACCAAACATACTGACTAGTTTCGTTGATTACCGTCTTGTAGTGATTACCAGTTCCATCTGTTGTTTTTGCATCAGTTGCACGTGATAGACCTCTGTACACTTCCAGCACTGTACCTGGAACACCGGAGAATTTACCATCTTCATCAGCAACGACTACATGAATCTCATCTACAGCCGAAGTATTACCTTGCGAAGCTTGGTAACTAGATACGCCCGGAGCTGTATCAACCACGTTGAAATACTCCCAGTATTTTGTGAAAGTATTTGTTGTCAAGAAG